CAGCCTGCAACACGCGCCAAGCCGAGATTGACGCTTGCTCTGATGTTGCAGCGTTGAAGGAGCTGTTGTTTGGATCGGCAACGATTGAGCAGCAGCAAACTGATGACGACGGCAACGGTGTTGTTGACGATGACGGCAACCCCGTGATGGAAACGGTGGCCAACCCTAATATCGCTACAGCCTGGCCTGACACGATCGAATGACGTTTTTGGCTGGTGTCGCTACAGGCGTCCTGCTGGTGCTCGGCTGGGCGCTGCTTTCTATTGCTGCTGAATGATGCAACGACCTGACCCGATGATCGCTTCTAAGCCTGGAGCGCAAGACGTACAGGCGATGACTGCTAGGACGTTGTGGCTTGAAGAGCTGTTTTTCCTTGATGGCCGCGACCAGATCAGCCATCCGCAGTATGGGTTGTTTACTGGACTTGCTCTTAAGTATCAGAACTTGGAGTCGACTGACGGGATCTAATGGCGAAGTCACTTAACGGGCAAAATTTTGTCCCGAGCAAGCCTAAAAAGACACGTCAAGGTAATGGACAGCACTCGAAAGTGTCACACGGGCGAAAGAAGTATCGTGGCCAAGGAAAACGTTAACCCTCTTCCCCATGCTCAAAATTCTTCTTGCGAGTGGTGTCGCCGCTTCGGCAGTTGCGCTGGCATCTCCTGCGCATTCGGCCCCTGTGTATTTCAACCCCGAAGCTAACGTCGGTTCTAACCTCGACACTGGTGTCGGCGGCATGGACATCGATCTGCACCTGGGCATCGAGTCCGGTGGCGCTTACGCCCAGATTGGCCCCATGGTGAAAGTGCCTGACACTGGTGAAGTCGATTACGGCATCAGCGGCAAAGCTGGCTACGGCTTTGGCCCTGGCTACACCGAACTGTCTTTTGTCTCTTATGACGATGACACCAGCATCAACCTGAAAGTTGGTGGCAAATTTCAGCTGTGAGCTATAACTGACTTAGGTTTCTCACACAGACCGACATCGGGCTCCCGCAAGGGGGCCTTTTGTTTTATCTGAATCACTATGGGCCAGAAAATCTGCAACGTTCTTGGTGTCCTTGGTTTCGTGATGAGCGGGGCTTTGGTTGGCTTATCAATAGCTGCCTTTGCTCGAATCCCAGGGATGATCGACGACATGGCCGCCGACCTGATGGATGACATTGCCGGTGATGTCACCGAGATGATTCCAGGTGAGATTGATGCGGCGTTGCCAGAGCTGCCGACCACTACTGGTCCAGCTGTGCCGATCAAGTCACCATTTTGACGTTGGCAGTCGGATCCTCATCGTGAGCTTCAGGCCCGAAGCCTTCAGCCTTGATTCGTTCAGCAAGGTTCGCTTCTAGCGCGGATGTCTCTTGTTTTTGCTCAAACGACGCAAGCCAATCTCTAATCGCTGCGCCCGTGGGAGTTGATCCAGGCCAGCGAATAAAGGCTAAAAGCTGCTTAGTGTCGGTGAAAGACTTGGAGGTGAAACCGCTCTTGCAGATGTAAACCACTGGGGGGCCTTCCCTCATGCGGGTGCGTTCGATAAACAATGACCCAGCGGTAAACCGTTCGCCTGTTTTCATGCCAGAGATTCCTGAGATCGGAGTGAAGGCAATCGGCGTCCCGATGATTTCTGTAGGGCAGCCGATCCCTCCGCCTGTTCTACCAGCAGCCCCGCCAGTTACGTCTACGCGATTTCCAGTTATTGATATGCCCGGATGCGTTAGGGCAAGGATTGCTGTCGGCAATGGAACAGAAACGTTTGAGGAGGATCCGCGCGGAAATGTGACTCTGTGCACCGGAGCGGTTCCGATCTATGAAGCTCCTGACTACAGACCTCGGGATTTCACTTGGGTTGCTCCACCCAAGGCGGACATAAAAAAGCCGGATGTGTCACGTCCGGCTCAAGATGCAATCCCTCAACCCACAACGCCGGGTGCCGATCCCGACATTCCAAGGTTGCCCAAAGATCCACCGTGCCCACCTTTTGGAGCGAAAGAAATCGGATCGTTGAACAAATTAGGAACAAAGGTCCTTGCCGGTTATGAGCTGCAAGACGGCAAGTGCGTAAAGCTTTGGGATCCTGTACCGCTTGGGCAGGTCATCAATAACTATGTGCCTGACGCTGGCCCAACTGCATCGGTTGCGTTGACTGCTGCGTTTGCCACAACTGTGGCGATCTTTGCCAAGCCCATCGCGTCATTGCTGCAGAAGCTGGCAAAGCCATTGACAAAGAAGGTGGTGAAGAAGGTTAATCAGAAGCTTGGCCGTAAGGTAAAACCGGAATCTTTACAGCAGCGGCGGGTGATTCAGCGTCACCGGAATCAAGCCATTCGCGATCTGAGGCGGGCTTTGGGTAAATAATCTCGTGGGTGTGGTCTTTGACTGGAATGGGTTTGAGAACGACGTCAGCGCAGATGGAATAGAAAGGCGAAGTCTTTGCGAAGCCATAGCCCTCACGCAACGCTTTCGCGCAGGCGGTGAGCCGACCCATCTCGTAGTTAAGGCGCTTGTCAGCCAAGGCTTGTTCGTACAAAGCGACTTGTTTGCGCTGCGCGTCCTTACACAGGTTTATAGGTCCCCAATCCAAAGGCACTGAGAAGGTTGCGGTGATGCCCAGATTGGTGCTGAAGTTTTGACGGTAACCTGTCCTCTGTTGCTTGTAGTACAAAATGCGGCCGATATTGTCAGGAATTCCATCGGGTCCATCCAGCCCAGTCTCTGGATCGATCAGGCCAAAATTATCGCTGTTATCGTAAACGGGCTCTTGATAATACTCATTGTTTGGCTTGCCAAAAGAATGCGTAGACGAAACAAAGGGGGAGATATTTAGCGTGGCTCCGTCACACTGGATGCCACTGCCTACTGAATACTTAAGGTACTGTCCTGGTACGATTTGAACAGCTTGGTTAACAACAGAGCCCGAAGAATTGCTCACTGGAGATGCAGTTGCACTAACCTGACTTGCAGCAGGTAAGCAATACAAAAAGCTGAGCGAAAAGACTGTTACAACTGCCTTCATTGGCTAAACGTGCTGGTGGAGTCTACGACTGTTTCGATCAAAGTCTCACGCTCGATATTTACCCGCTCAATCAGCCCAGGCCCGCTGTAGGTCTCCGCAAACTGGAATGCTGCGCCTGGCACGGTTTGTTTCCAGGTTGAGCGACTAGAAAGGTTCAAAGATGTTGTTCCTGCTGACGGGCTAACTACACCGCTGGTTGGCTCAACGCCAGTCCCGCTAACGCTGTATTCAAAGCCAGTGCGGTAGCTCTCAGAGACAATGCTCTCGCGCACAACTGTTTTCGACTGTGTCGAGGATGAGACAAGACCTTGGCTGAAGTTGGGAACGACAGGCACTGCCACTGCTGGAGAAGGCAGCAGCAACAGAATGATTAGCCGTTTCACCGTGTCGTCAGCTCACTGATGACTTGGCCGATCGCACTTGTATTGGCTCCACCTGGGCTGATTGTTATGGTCCCCGCCGTCGTGACGCTACCGCTCAGGCCAGTGTTGGTCCCTGCCGCTGTGCTGGTCACATCGCCAAAAGCTGGCACTTCGCCAACGGTGGGGGCTGACGTGGGCACCGCGTCGCCCTGCGTGTAGCTGGTCGCAAAGCTGAACGAGTTGCCTGCCGTTTTCTGCGTTGCGTCTGGGATTGTGATCGCGTTCACGCCGTTAGTCGCTGCACCAAGCCCGCCCAGCGCATCGCTCGTGGTTGTTCCTCCTGAGGTGACGCTGGTATCGATTCCGTTGCCACTGATGCTGTAGCTGTTGCCGACGCGAATGGCACGGCTTGAAGCAGCCCCAACATCTAACTGCACACTGCTGGAAATGCGGTGCGTTAAATCAGCACGAGCAGGCAAAGCGGCCGCCAAGGTGATGCCCAATACCAAAAGTGAGCGGTTCATTTGATGCCGGCTTTGGTGTCTTTGTTGTCAACGATAGTCGGTTTCTTATTTCCACTTCCATTGTTCTTACGCTCAATCCCAAATGAAGCCATTGCTCCCGTGAGCAAAGATGCCACGAAAGTATTATCCATTTTCATTTGAGGGAAGATCCCTAGATAAGAAGCAGTCAATAGTGCAGCACTCCAGGCCAGCACCAAAGCCTTGACGACATCTGCCATCGAGATGCCTTCCTTTTCATGATGATCGTCTGGAGTTTCTGCCATTGCGCAACAGAGCTACGCTTTAAGGGTAACTAGGTCAATCCAATGCTTCTAGTTCTCAAGCCTTTGGTCATGTCGATGTGGCGCTCCAGAGCGTTCAAAGAACTGATCGTTGCGATGTTGGAGAAGATCGTCACGCGCACCGACAACGATTTGGATGACTTGGCTGTGAAGCATCTGAAGGATCTGCTTCTGCCTGACACCCGCGTTGAAAAGTAGGTGGCGTCCGGCATCATCCAAATATCCTTGCTGCTGATGCTGGGCGTGCTTTCACTCCTGCCGTTTTTTGAACGCTTTTCTAAAGATGCGCCCCACCGCATGGCTGCTGTTAAACAGCTTGAGGAGTCCATGCCGCCGGAATTACTGGAGGAAGACGCAGAGTGGTTTCAAGCTTGGAAGGAGAGCGGGTATGACCAAGAGGTCTATATGCCCTACTTCAAACAGCTCGACAACAAGACAGGCACCGGTTATCGGGAGTGCTTCAGCTCGGCGGCTGCAATGGTGGCCTCTTTTTACCGCCGCGTTAAGTCGGATGATGAGTACAACGAGATTCGTGCCAAGTACGGGGACACCACGTCAGTAGAGGCTCAACTTGCAGCCCTGCGCAGCCTTGGCTTGCAGGCTGAGTTCCGCAAGGACGGCAACGCTGAGATGGTTGAGCTGGAGATTGAAAACGGCAGGCCGGTCCTCGTTGGCTATCTATCTGCGGGCAACATGCTTTTGGGCGAGCCACCAATGTGCAGCGGTTTGGGCTGTGGGCATTGGGCAGTGATCAATGGCTACATGCAGAAAAACAGCGATGACCCTCTGTGGCTTTTGCAGGATCCCAGGGGCTACCCAGAGATGGAAAAAGGAGGTTGGTCAAACCCGCACCTCGGGCGCAACGTCAAGGTCAGGCAAGCTGCATTTAAGCCACGCTGGGAAGCCGAGGGCGACGGAACTGGCTGGGTGATTTTGGTCAGCGACTAATCGACATGCACAAAAACGCTGCTTACTATCCGGGGTGAAAGATACTGAAACAATCCGATGGGCTGGGCAACCTGGATGCAAATCAAGCCCTCCACGGAGGAGCTTTTTGAGATTGAACGCAGCGTTAGAAACGTTCAGAACTGCACCGACGAAGAGCAACTGAAGATGATCTGCGCTTCGCTAGTCCGTCAAAATTTCCATCAGTCCAAGCTTTTGAGCCAAGCCGTAGGGCGGATTGGAGAGCTGGACGCCAAGATTGCTTGTTGGGACTAGGAGCCCCTTCCGAGGATTTTTGTGCGGTAGTACCTCATGCATGATTCGTAATACCAGCGTGCTTTCCAATCGTGCAGAAAGAAGCGGGTCATGCCTTGGTGAGTCACCTCCCAGTGGGGGACGCCGTGCTTGCTGACCTGCTTGATGATGGGCTTTGTCATAAGAAGGTGGGGACTTACACGGCCGACGCTCCAGCAGAACAGAGGCTGATTTAACAGCTTGGAAACTGGGTCTAGCTGATGCCCCAATTATTAGAAGTCGAAGTCGCCGCCGCTGCTTGCCGCAACAGTTGCCGCAGGCTTGGCGTCAGGGCGATAGGGCTCGCTCAGCTTGCCCTTGAGCATGGGCTTGTTTTTGCGGGTCATGCCGTTCCAGCCAGCCAGGCGCAGCTTGACCACCTCGTCGCCTCGGTAGTCCTCCTCGCGCTCTGCCGTTTGCAGGTAGTTGATCAGTGCATCGACGTCGGTTGCAAGAACCTCGATGGAGCCTGTGACGTCTGGGCTTTTTTCTGTCCGCTTGTCCTCCTCAAGTTGAGTGAACTGGACGAAACCGATGTTGAAGTCAGCCATTACTTGCCGTTGAAGAATTTGAGGATGATCGTTTGAAGAGCAGCGTTGATGATGCCGTCGTGCCGTTTGTCGGCGTAGTGCTGCAGTTGCGCGGCTAGATCGGAATCCAACCGCACACCGAATTGAAACTTGCGCCGCCGTGCATCACGGCGCGCTTGTGATGTCCGCCCATCGGTCATGCCTCAACAGCCTGGCAACGCTTAGCAATCCATTCTTGATGGACCACGGTTTGGATGCCGTCGGAAACCTTCTCGGCTTTGATTTCAAAGGCCTCGCGGAATTCGCTAAGGATCTTTTTCATCTCCTCTGGCTTGCCACAACCGCCTTCGACTTTTTTCAGGCCGATTGCTTTGACCATGTCTATGCAGGTCTGCTTTTCGGCAGGAGTCAGGTCGGTTCTAACTGCAGGGGCTGCTGCAGGAGCAGGCTTTGCCTTTGGCTCGATCTTGCGCGTGCGCGTCGGCTCGGGCTCCATGTCCGCGTCGTTGTCCTCAATGCCAACGCAAAGGCCAAGCACCGCCTGTAGGGCGTAGCGCCGGGAGTAGGTCATCGCTTTCCCCCACTCTTGGGTTCCGTTCTTCCCTGCGTTGACTGCAAGCGGAGTGACGGCGGTCAGGCTTTGCCCGCTGGTGTGGAGCAGCGTCGTGCGGAGGCCAGGCTGGCCGTTGATCTCTTCCGGTAGCTGTGAAACGGCAAGGCCGTTCTCGCGCAGCTTTGGCCCAATGGTTGAAAGGATGCCGGGCAGGTTGGCAAAGCCACCGTGGTAGCTGTTGTCGTTGTCGTGGATGGTCGGAACCGACTGCTGAAATTCGATCAGCGCGGCGACCAGTTCAGCCGAGGGCTGTAACTGTGATGATTGCGCTTGGTCGCTCATGTGAGAGGCAATAACGGCGGTGGGCAATAAGCGTCACGACCTGGCAGTCGTCATCGAAGACAACGCCGGTCATGGCATCAAGTAGCGCGCGGCAAAGCTTGTCGACATCGCCGACGCGCTTGGTCAAATGGAGTGGAGCAGTTGGTTTCAGCTCGCCGTTGGTGCGGTAGTCCGCCTTTGGGCGACTGAAAAGAAAGTCGGCCTCGACCTTCATCGGTAGTGTGGCGCGCCACGCTTCAGGTGTCAAGTCCAGCGCCGCGTGGCGGACGTCTTGCCGCCAAGGTTTGCAGCGTTTGCTGGACTCGATCATCACTCGACCACCGAGGGAGCGTTTGCTCCCCTGTGGGGCAGGCTTGCCCATGACCGTGAAGGTAAAGCTGCTCAATCGTTTTTCTCAAGCGATTCTTTGTAACGCTTTTCAGCCTCAGTTCTTGCGGCGCTCAACTGATCGCAATGCAGCTTGGCCTCCTCCTTCATCTTTTTAGCTTTGTACTTGGCGGTCAAAACCTTGCTGCATTGATCAAGGAGCAACTCTTGGAGAAGTTCTTTGCTTTGCTCAAACTCATAGAACCAAGACTCGGCGTTTTCGCCGGTGTGCTGCTGCAGCGTTTTGTCCTCGTCACTTCCCTCAGCAACGTCAGCGCAAGCGCAGAACTTCTCGATGCAGATGTCCATCAGTCGGACAGCTCGGGCAACCTTTCTGCCCTCGATCAAGATTTGACGCTCTTGCTCCTGCGCTTCAGCCCACATTTTTTGATGGCGCTCTAGCACGAGCTTGTAGCCGTTGTCCTCGTTGACAAACTTGCTTTGGGCGGCGAAGTCGATGGTTTCAGTCATTTTGCAAAGTAGATGCGGGCGGTTCTGCCGGAAGCGGTGCTCCGACGCTGGGGCTTGCCTGTCTTCTCATCAGGCCGGAACTCAAGCGGGCAAGGCTCAAGGCACATCAGGTCGCGCAGCCGGGCGCTAGCGGTCTGATGCTTCATGCCGAGAAGTTGCTCAACCTGCTCGCAGGTGAGGCCACTGGGGCAATTGCGGACCGCCTCAAGCACCTGCTTGCACATTGCGTTGAGTTGATCGCGCACGCTGTCGGCTGCCTCCCTGCTCGTGTCGACTCCGTTGTGCGGTGCCGTCGGGTGGTTGAAAAGTGGCAGGTCGCTGGTGTTCATAAGAAAAAGGCCCCGAAGGGCCTTGGGTCAGGACAAGAAGGAGGGAAGGTCGACCTTGATGCTGTTCTCGTAATTGATGACGAGGTCGCGCACGTAATCCTCGAGGTAATCGGTGATGCCCTCGTGGGTTTCGGCCTCCTCGGCTGTCATCAGGTCGGTCAGGGCCTTGCGGATGACAAGCGCACGGTTGAGACGCTCCAGGGGAGTCATGTCAAAAAAGCGATTGAGCAGTTGCCTCTCGGCAACCACACATTGCCATTGCGGGCGCGCCACGTCAACCATCACGTGTCGGAATTGCCGAGAGGTCAACGGTGGCCTGGGATAGCTCGCCCTCCCCGACGTCTGCGACCAGCAACGCCAGCACGAAGTCCACGTCCTCCCCGATCTGCCGGACCTCATGGTCAATGGTCGACAGGCTGTAAACGCCGGCATCGACCTGGCGAAGGAAACCCATGTAGTCGCGCCCGTGAACGCTGATGCGTTTGTAGAGGATGCCGCGTAGCAGTCCAACGGCCTCGTGAGCCTTGTTGATTGCGCGTGTGATCTCTTTGCACTCTTCAATCGCGTCAAGCGCGCCGTCGTCTTTTTGCAGGGTCCAGCCAGGAACGCTTGGCTCGGTCACCGGCTGTGGCTCGGGTTCAGCAGCGCGCTCAGCACGAACTTGGCTTGAGATTTCAGTTGCCCTGCGGTTGATCTCTTCACGGGCGGGGGTGACGCGACGGGCCGCATTATTGGCGTTGGCCTTGTAGGCCAAGGCGGCCCTTTGAACATGGTCGTAGCTAGGAATCTTGCCGGGCGTGTCACGAGCGGCATCAGCGCAGGCAGCTTTCCACATCTCGACAGCGGCTTCTGGATGCGTTTCGAGCTGAGCAAGCAAGGGACGAATCTGGGTAGGAGACGCAGGCAAAGGGATATCAGGGGAGCGGCCGCTCCCTTTTGGTAACACTTCGCAACGAAACTGATAAAAGCCGCGAAGGTACAGGGCTGGCTTTTTTGTCAGCGGTCCTCGGCCTTGGGTGAATTTGGCTGAGCAGTCTGCCAGCCAAGTTTCCCAGTCACGACCTCCATCTTTGCCTCTATAAAGCCTGCGCCTAAAAATCTGAGTGAGCGCTTTCCCGATAGCAAGATCTTGCTCAAGGCGATCTGCATAGGCTGAGCTGATTTCTGTCTCTAGAAGAATCAGCTCCTCTTGCTCAGCAATTGTCATGGCTGAGTTTTCGAGGATCTCGACGTCGACGATTTCAGGAACGATTGCAGAAGTCATAAGCGTGTCTCAATAAAGAAGGGGGCCGTAGCCCCCGTGGTTGATCAGTTGGAAGAGGGAGCTGGAGAAATCCGAAGTTTTGTTTTTTCCTCAACGCTGGCTAGAAATTGCTGCGTGTCCCAGTTATGGCTTTCAGCAACTCGCAGCTCGTTGAGAATTCTGCTGAGTTGTTTCTCTGCAACAGCAAAGTACTTCTCAAGATTGGCAGCGTTTTGCTTTTGATCGGTTAGCCGCACCGTCATCGTCTTTTTAATTGGGACGATGCTCAAGCCAAGCGCAGTGTGGACGTACATGGCGGCAGTTTTGAGGTTGCCGTAAATAGTCGTTTCTGCCACCGGGTTTTGACCGCGATCCATCAACCAGCGATTCACGGCTGCGGTGATATCGGTGATTGGAATGTCTTTAGTGCGGCCGCTTTCATCCTTTTGTAAAAGGCCAAGCGACTCTGCGATATAGAGCGCGCGAAAAGGAGCCGTGCAGTCAGTCCCTTTCCAGAAAAAAGGAGCCCAGCCGCTCTCGGCATAGAAAAGATTGGTTAGGGCGTGCTCATCAGATTTGATCAGCTCCATCACCTCAAGAGGCGACTTTTGGATTGTTGGAAAGTCAGCCTTTGCCGGCTTGTCGCGTGTGGGCAGTGAAATGGTCATGAGCGCAGAAAAGGCGCGGACGCCCCGCAACGTAACACCGATACAGAGCGTCCGCAACGTGCGCGCGCTTCAGGCGGCTTGGAGCCTTTCAAGCATCTTGCCTTTGACTGTGAATTGCGGCCTAGAGCTGCCGTTTGAACGCATGGTGTCGATGTATGTCCATTGGTCATCAGGCACGATGATCTCTGCTGTTGCCCAGACGTGCCCGCAGTTGTCGCACTTGCGCTGTCTGCTTATGGATTTCTCGCCTGAATGGCGTACTTGTGTCACACGGCCCATGCCTCTAGTCAGCTGGATGTTGCACTTAGGGCACTTCATCAAAACTCAGGCAAATCAAGGTTGTAACGAGACCACGCTTCTTCCCAAGCGGCGTGGCAGTCCTCAGGATCTTGCCTGATGACCTTGCAGCGTTCCGGCCCCGAAACGACTGTTACGCATTGACTCACCTGCACCTTTGGCCGCAGCCGTTTGAGCATGGAGAGATATGCACCCAGTTGTGCCGTTGCTGGTTTACGCCGGCCGACTCCGGTCTTGTGCGAAACGGTCTTGAGGTCTCCTAACAGAATTAGCCCCTTGCCCTGCGGAACTCCCAGCTCCTCCAGTTCGATTAAGAAATCAAAGCTTCCGCCCATCGACCGGCGCTCATCAACAAGCAGAAACTCGCAGGCAAGCAGGCGAAAGCGGCCAAAGATCGACTCGTCAAGCAGTGCGTCCACCCAAGGGCTCCACTTGTCATCCATCACGCAGGGCTCGCCTTTTAAGTGGTGCTCCAGCACTTTGTGGATTGCTTTTCCCCTGGCCGCCCACCCGTCGGGGCCGTGTTTGTAACGCTCCATGCCAGCGCGCTGTTCTGGCGTCAAGTCATGCCCGACGACCTCAGAAACGGAGCGGGCAAGCAGCTGGCCCTTGTATCTGTAGCGGTGCGAATCGTGGTCAAGGGTCAGCTGAGGAATCGGATCCAGCAATGGGGGCTTGCAATGCTGGTCAACCTTGGCATCATCTGGCGCGGAAGCAACCCCTTCTTGATGCCTGAACTGATCCAAAACGATCCCATCCTGGATCCCAGCCCGACACGCGTGCGACTGGACCCACGCGTTTCTGACGAGGTGGAGCGCAAGCGGCCGATCGGAGTGAGCTTCACTGGTTGGGTGAACCTGCTGCTGCAAAAGGCCATCGCTTCCGAGCCGGAGCCACTGCCGCGTGATTGATAAGGAGCTTCGCGCTTACGAACTCCTGCAGTGGGTTCCTTTTTCTCTTCCAGCCGATTGCGATGAAGACCTCGTCCTTTTAGGGCACTATTCAAAAACGCAACGCGCGCGGTCTGATGCCGCACTCGATGCTTGGGAAGCGGCTCACCCTTACGAAACCAGCGCAGAACTTGCTGCCTTTCGCGAGTTGGAGCGCCTTCGCATCTACTCCCAACAAAACTTCTTTTCACCCTCCAGAGCGAAGGATGGTTACTACACCCGAAGACTCCGAAGTCTTCATCAGTCCAGAAAGCCTGAGCGATCACAAAGAACTCTTAGCGCGCGTCCAATCCGCCGCAAAGGCGGTCCTCTCTGACGAAGCCGATCCGTTTCTGCAAAACCAGCGGCTCCGCCTTATGGCCGAGGAGCTGGCCTGCCCGATCAGCGAACGCACCGCCGCCATCTACTTGGCCCGCGCTCGCGGAGAAATTGCTGGAGTCACCCTGCCACGCCTTCGTGGCGAGCGCATGGACACCACGCCAACGCCCTGGGCTTGGGAAGGCGTGCTTATGGCCGGCACCTTCAACCTGCTGGTGGCCCCGCCCAAAGTTGGTAAGTCAGCATTGATGGTCGGGATGATCGGCGCTTGGTGGCGAGGCGACGGTGAGTTTTGCGGGCTGCGCCTGCATGGCACTTGCCCCAAGGTTTTCATCGTCGGCACGGACCAGCCCGAAAATGATTGGTTCACGCTGTTCAAGCGCGAAGGGCTCGTCACGCCGGAGGGCGACATGGGCGGCCCGATCGAGATGCTTTGGCATACAGGCGCACCGCTTCACCTGACGGCAGAGGGGATTGAGCACCTAGGTGGCGTTGCAGCGGCCAACCCTGGCGCGCTGTTCTTGCTCGACAGCTATCACGCCTGCATCAGCCCGCTTGGAGTTGACGAAGCCACTAGCGCCTTCGACGGCCCGGCACGCGACTTGGCCCAAGTGTTGGCCCCGCATCACGCAACGCTGGCGATGATCCATCACACCAACAAATCAGTAGCGGGCGGCAACGCAACCAATGCCTCTCGTGGATCGAACGCCCTGCCGGCTGCGGCGAGCCTGACGATCCTGATGAACTGGTTTCGGCAGCCTGCTGAGGGGCAGACCCAAAAGGATCACCGGGTCATCTTGAAAACACAAGGCCGAGCCAAAGGCACGACGCTGCTGATCGAGCTGCAGGACGACGGATGGATTCATCACGGCGATGGTGATGCCGTGCTTCAGGGCGAGGCCCTGCAGGAGGCCGCAGACGACTTGCAGGGACGAGCTGCCGACATTTTTGATTACATCAATGAGCGGTGGATCCTCGGGTCATTCCCCTGCACGGTTTCGGAGCTTGGGCGCCGCTTCAACCTTGAGGCCAACAAGATCCAT